ACATTTATTAAAATAATATTTATTGGTATATTAATCTTTTTTTTTATATATCTTATTCAGAAAATTTTAATATTGAAAGAATTAAAAGAAAATAAAACAGCGTTTTCTGATGCTAAATTTATAGGCAGTATTGCGCCGTTAGATTTGGTCCTAGCAAAACCGCAACCAGAAGTTCAAGAAGGTATGTTGAACCTATTTGGTTCTCCATCCATGCCTTCAGAATACTCTAACATTGCCAAATCTTCTGTCATTCCTAATATTTCAAATACTTCCAATACTGGTCTCTTATTAAAACAATATTGTATTAAAGCATCATATAATACAGCACTCACTGGTACTTATGTTAATTTAGATATGGTACAATATGTATTATCTCGCGGTTGTCGTTTTTTGGATTTTGAAGTGTATTCTTTTGATGGCATTCCATATGTGGCTTATTCCACAGACAATACCTTTTCGAGCATCAAAACTTTGAACAAAATTCCTTTACAAGATGTATTTCATATGATTATCGTATACGGATTTATTGGACCATCGCCAAATCCGAGCGATCCACTATTCGTCCATTTACGTGTCAAAACCAACAACAATGATTTGTTCTCGAAAATTGCGACAATTGTTGATTCTACTCTCAAAACTAAATTATACAGCGGATTCATCGATCACGGAACCCATTTATCCGATATCATGGGTAAAATTGTTCTAATTGTCGATAAAAAAATAGCGCCTTCGTATCAGAGTTCTGCACCTTGCAGTTCGTCATGTACTACATCAAAAACCGCATTAACCATGAACACAGGTTGTCCTACATGCTTTAATTTGAAAAATTATGTGAATGCTGAAAGTGGTACATCATTCTTGCGAATTTACAATTATTCTTATATTACCGAACAGGCATTCACAAGCCCGGAAATTTTGGACGATGGAATTAATACAGATGTTACTTCCATAAAAATTGTTGTTCCAGATACAGGAGCTAATTTTGTGGGTGTTCTCCAAAACCCAACATATTATTATTTACCTATGAATTATGGCGCACAAATTGTTGCATATCCATTTTACCAAAGCGATGTGTATTTGAATCAATACGAACAGGCCTTTGCTGATGCGAAGAGTGCCTTTGTACCTCTTTCAGTCATGTTGGGTTATTTGAATAAAATAACCAGCACTTTACAGGCTTGAAATAATAATACAAAAACAGTTAAAAATTGAAATAATTTACATAAATGTTCTCATACTGCATCCAAACAATCCAAAAGCAATCTTAACAATGTCCGCATTCCAATACTTGTCAGTGAATCTCTTTGTTCGTGGTGTTCCATCTATGATGGAACAATCAGATCTGGCCAAGGTCTTAGAGGTCTATGGAGAGATGAATATGATGCCGGAAGCATTTTCGGTCAAGTTTCGTCGTACTCATGACCTTATTCGCCCTTACGACAGTCAGCGTTACGATGTAGTTCTATACGGTTTTCACGCGTACATAGGTCCCACTGCGTGTTTTGGACACTTGTTTTCGTCTATTTTACAGATGAAACTCAAACTTCGACATGCTTGGATAGATTCAGAAGGTAAGTCACAATATGTTCTCATTACGGAGAACAATCGTCCTATCCCACAGATTCTATTAGATGAACTTCTATGGAAAAACAACAATAAAGAAACAATGGAAGAACAAGAACAAAGATTCGTCCCTGAAATAGTTTTTCCTTGTGAAAAGAACAATTGGGCTTGGCGAAGCTATAACTCTGAAGGATGCTTCGCACCTGGAAGAGTTTGGTAAAGAAGGTCAAACTCTTCCGGTGACCGTAGGTCATTAGTTCCCAACTAATCTCCACCTACAGAGTTATCGCTTCGCAATGTTGGAGGCGTAAACGCCCCCCTCAGAACCACCGAATGTGGTTCAAGGTTGCGTGCTTCGCACGCTGACCCGACCAAATCGAAAAGCAGATAATAAAAATAATAAACAATGTATTCTTGTATTTGTGAATTTTCAGTTTATTAGTCAAATGTAATTATAATAAAACAATCCTTTTTTGTTGCAAAAAATATATAAATATAATATATAGTCGTTTCCTACATATTATGTCCGATAAAAATTTTAGAAAAAATAAATTCAACAACAATGTTTGCACTACCGAAATGAATTTCCAAGAATGCGAATTGGCAATTCTGAGACATGCTGTAGACGAAAGTGAAAAAATTAAAGGGGAAAAATTAGCCAATTCCGATGAGATACGACACATTGTAGGTATTTTGGAAGATTTTCTTATCAAAAAAAAATGCATTTGCTACGGGGGTACCGCAATTAACAATATTTTGCCAAAATTCGCCCAATTTTACAATCGCGACATTGAGGTCCCTGATTATGATTTTTATTCAGCTACACCTCTCGATGATGCCAAAGAATTAGCGGATATATATTACAAAGATGGATATACTGAGGTCGAAGCCAAAGCGGGCGTGCATTACGGAACCTACAAGGTTTTTGTAAATTTCATACCCATTGCTGACATAACCCTGTTGGCCGATGAGATTTTCGAATCCATTCATAAAGAAGCAATTCGTGTCAACGGTATTTTATATTGCCCTCCTAATTTTTTGCGTATGAATATGTTTTTAGAATTGTCTCGACCTGCTGGGGATGTTTCTCGTTGGGAAAAGGTTCTTAAACGCATGACACTATTAAACAAATATTATCCATTCGAACCCACAATTCCATGCAATAAAATCGATTTTGATGGAGAAGTACCACAAGAAATAGACACATCTGAAAAGATATATTATGTGCTTCGCGACACACTTATTGATGAAGGTGTTGTTTTTTTTGGAGGATATGCATCCAGTTTGTATTCAAAATACATGTCGAGCACCGAAAGACACAAGGCGCGCAGTATTCCAGATTTCGATGTTATTTCTGAAGAACCCGACAGATGCGCAATTTTAGTTATGGAGAAATTAATGCAAAATGGCTACAAAAAAGTAAAACATATTGTTCATGAAGAGGTCGGAGAAATCATTCCCAAACATATTGAAATTCGTGTAGGAAAAGACACCTTGGCTTTTATTTATTATCCCATTGCCTGTCATAATTACAACATAATTCATATCAAAAACCGCGAAATTAAGGTGGCAACGATCGACACAATCCTTAGTTTTTATTTGGCCTTTTATTATTCTGACAACCCATATTATTACCGCGACCGTATTTTATGCATGGCCAAATTCTTGTTTGATGTGGAACAAAAAAATCGTTTAGAACAAAAGGGTTTATTGAAGCGGTTCAGTATTAATTGTTATGGAGAACAACCTACACTTGAATCGATTCGTGCCAAAAAGGCTGAAAAATATCGCGAACTCAAAGATAAACGCGACAGTCGGGAATTTCAAGAATGGTTTTTAAATTACAAACCACATACTGTAGTAAAAGTGAAGGAAAACCCGAATGAAAAGAAATTGGACGAACAATTCAGTCCAGACCCAGAAGAAAAAGAGAAAGACCCTACCAAAGAAGAAGTATATAAGAGAATTCTTGAATCTGTCAAAGAAACACGACAAATTACATCGGAAACCAGAAGACCTAAACATTCATCCGCACATAAAAAAACGATGAAACACAAATTACAATCAGCACACAAATCAAAATCACAACAAAAATCAAAATCAGCACACAAATCAAAATCAGCACTCAAATCAAAATCATCACACATTAGTTCCCGAATCGGCAAAGCCGATTCTAGTAACTAATCTCGGAAAATCGTAGACGAAGTCGAAGATTTTCGCTCCAAATCATCCTAACTAATAATATATTTATTCGCTACAAAACAACTTTGACATATTTTCCGCCTCTAAATTTGTTTCTGCTGGTAGTAACAACTTCATTAAAATTTCATCGTCGCGAAATCTTACTGTATAATCCTGTTGAATCTTGTTGCGTCCAATGCGCCCCATAGCCTGAATGATTTTTTGTTGCGTCATATTCGTCAAGTCCTTGGCTATAAACCCATGACAGAATGAATAATTTGTTCCATAAATATAATCAGAAGAAGCAATTATCAGATATAGTTTCTGTTCGTAAGCAAGACGCTTCATAATCTCCATATAGGCCACATTTGGTTGATTCGTAAACATACCAATACCCAGTAACAACAAAATCTTCATAGAATTATCTACATCTAATTCCATGATTTCCTTCACCACAGAATCTGCTATATTAGAAGTAAATGCGTTTGCATAAAATCCACCCGACCACATCTGTTGGTGTTGTTGAGTATTCGGTATGTATACCGCATCCAAGTTTACCGAGGTCAATTGATTTCGAAGACTATCAATTTGTTCTACCAATCGTCGTATTTCTGGATTGAATTTCTCGTTACGGTCTGCCTTGCGGTCCTTATCTTTATCATCGTCTTTGGTTCCCATTTTATCCTCCAAAGTATGTTGCATTAATTCCAAATTCTTTTGTATGTCGTTATTTTTCTCGATTTTTTCCATGATTCGACCAAAAATTACTTCGGGAATTTTTGAATTCTGAACATAGAAATGTCCTATTTTTTCCACATCTTCTGTCAAGAAGATTGTTGGACCATCGGTGAGTGTATGTGCATCGTTTGTTGTCAATAAAACACCACTTTTACTTACACCTGTTGATGTTTTATCGGTTGTGTCGTTCATACTATGGGACTTTGTTATCGTATTATTTTCTTTATGTGAATATTGGACGCTTTGTGTTCGTGTTATCGGTGGTGCAATCGAATTACTACCAAATTTTGATGATTGTGTTTTGATTAGATAATCATGAATATTCGACCACTTGTCTGGATTTATGTGTCGAAAAGTCTTCAGATAATATTCTTTCAAAGAATTCATTGTAATCTCTGAAATATTGGTAAAATATACATTAGCTCGAAATTCAATATCTAAAATGTTCGAATCCAAATTTTGGGAAATCTGATTAATGTATTTGATGAATCTGATAATTTCAGAAAGATCGAAATAACGCAACAATGTCTTGTTTTCTTCACAGTGTACAATAGATTCCATCAATATTTTATAATCCGAGAATTCAGGAACCGTATGTGGTAACACACACTTACCGTCTTTATTTAATAATGAAATCGATTTACGACAGTCATAACTTTCGATGGTGTGTACTTCAGCTAAATCAAACTTTTCTCTGAAATCTGCAATTGATGCTGTGATTTCCGCCTCCTTTGGCAGCGTAGCACACGACAAAACCATCTTGGAAATCTTGTTTTGTTTCCAATTTTCGTGAATGGATTTGTGCAATTCATGTTCTGGATAATCCATGGTAATAGTCGGTTCATCCCAATAAGTAACAATATTCAATTCTTCGTTGAAAGCCAACATATAATGCATCGCTGTCAAATAGGATTTCACATCACAAATCATAATTTCAACACGATCACCTACACTGTTATCCACTTTGGCAATGGAACCTGAACGCTTATTCACACTGTAATTCGATGCCGCAAAATAATGCAGACGAATGTCCGAAGCGGTTTCACAACCAAATGCTACCGCGATTTTCTTACCCATGGTTATGGCAGATTTGGCGAGTGCTAGACCAATATGTCTCGCTACACAGATAAATATTACACGATATTGTTCGGAAATACCGATGGGTGAAAGAGTCTTACCGGTTCCGGTCGGTGCAATATACATAACCAATTTCGGCACTTCTGGTTTTTGTTTCATAATACTGAATAGTTGTTTCTGATGATTAAATAGTGTCATATCTTCATATTTCAATAAGTATGGATTTTTCTCAATGAATTCATATGCTTGAAGAATTACTTCAGAAATTGTCACATGATTGTTGGTATATTGGATAATGTGGTTTACAAAATTCATCACATGTACATTGATGTAGGGAATACTGCATTTTTTTAATTGAATTATGGTGTAAAGTGCAAACGCATATTTATTGGTTTTACCTGCAATAGATTTGATAATATCCACACAGAAATTGTAGAGAATATATTCGAAAATTTCTGGCTTTTTTGATTCCAATGTTTTGTCCATATATTCAATGCGAATTATGTCCGCCTTTTTTGGTTGTTTGGAACCTCCTGAAATTGTCTGGAAAACAATCGGAATTTTTAATTTTTTGTTATATTTTTCACAAACTGCTATGATGTCCTTTTCAAAATATTTTTTATATAAAAATGTCTCGTTCTCTACACTATGTTCCACCTTCATACTTTGGAAAAGCGATTGGTTCACATTGGAACGAATATTGATATTTTCATAACCGTCTTTAATCAGTTTCAAGACGATTTTCTCATTTTCTGAAACGGGAATTTCCACATTTCCCCATTCCACTTTGGTAAGTTTGCTCTGTGTTAGATCCATGATTTGAATTAATTGATACTAAGGTAATATGTAACATTGTTATTAAATTATTTTACATAATCAATTTTTACCTATAATTGTTTCTGTTTTCTCTAATTTGGTCTCTTTGGCGATAATATTCAACATTTTTGGGAATAATTTGTCCATTTTGCTACCTGGTGTTAGTTCTCCTTGCATTTGGTATTCCAATTGTTCAGCGGGGTGGTTCTCTTCATATCGTTCAGGGGTTTCTTCTCTCCATTCGTTTAATGTTACCATTCCCTTTCGTTTCACTTCATTGACACCCTGTTTTATTATGTTGACGCTATTCTCCTTTTCCCACTGGTTCTCATCTTTGACATAAAAGGTTTCACGCTTGACATCAGTACAATGGATAGGACGATTTTCAAGATTCAATTGTTTCAAATTATCCACAATAATCTTGGAAATTCCATTCGCAAATCCAAGTTCTCCGTTTGTTTTTATGTCTTCGAACGATACACGAATTTTGTCAATAAACTCGGTGAAATTACCAGCGTTTTTACAGGTATCGTTGAGGAAGAATTGTAGATTAAATTGAGTATTATTGGTATTATTACAGTTATTGTTATTGATATTATTGATATTATT